ATATTGGAATTTTTATCAAATCCAAATAGTGTATTAGATAATTTAAAATTGGAAGAAATTGATAGTGTATATGATTTAATACCAGATGAATATAAAGTATGGAATAAATTTGAAACAGCTGACTTTAAAAAGGAATCAGTAAGAAATTATTTAAGGTCTGAAGTAGCTAAGAAAATGAATTTATTATTACATGGTGGTTTTACAGGTTTAATTGGTATGTTTGATGAGATATGGGACACATTGGGATTACCAACAATACCGGCTTTAGAAACATTAGATTTAGAAGCTTTAATAAGAGATAAAACGGCAGAAGAATTAGAACAATTGCAAATATTTGGATTTAAATTAAAAGATTTATTAGGTGGAGATTTTGATGATAATGTAGAAATACCAGAATTTTCAAAAGAAAGATTATTAAAAAGGGCGAGAGAATTTAAAGAGGAATGGCAGACATATTTAATTAAAACATGGATGCAAAAGGTGACCGCATTCTTTGATGCAATAGGACTGGGAGCATTAACACAATGGATAACATTTACTTTTTGTGATTTCCTTACGATAATAGGATTTCCAAAAACAATAGCGTTACCCGATTCTGTTACGACAGTAGTAAGTACTGTAGAAAGTTCGCTACCCACCACAACTGTGACCGAATAGGTATAAATAGATATATGGCAGGAATAATTCAATCAGATAAAAGTATTACAGGCGATATCGCTAAAGCTCGAATAGTTTCCAGAAAGAAACCACATAGAGACTTAGATTTATCCCTTAAAATACATCCGATAAGGAAAGATATTATACCTTTAAAGGACGATAATGCTATTAAGAATGCATTAAGAAATTTATTGGTTAGTAATTTCTATGACCGACCATTTTCCAGAGATAAAGGTGCCAATTTAAAAGGCCTTTTATTTGAGCCTGCAGATGTGGTTACAAGAATCACTATGAGAAAAAATTTGGAGACGGTAATAAGAAAATATGAACCTAGGGTTTTAACAAGGAGCATTGTTATTAACGATGACCCTGATACCAATTCATATCGCATTAAAGTAAATTTTAAAATAAAAGAAAATGATACAGATGAAAGTGTTTCAATTGTATTAAGAAGGTTAAAGTAATATGGCTAGTAATTTAAATGTAACAGAATTAGATTTTAATCAAATCAAACAAAATCTAAAAAACTTTTTAAAACAACAAACAGAGTTTAACGACTATGATTTTGAAGGCTCGGGTTTAAGTGTTTTATTAGATGTGCTTTCATATAATACACATTATAACGCAATGAATGCTCACTATTCATTAAACGAGGCATTTCTTGACTCAGCTCAAATAAGAGGTAATGTAGTTACCAGAGCAAAATTATTAGGTTATACTCCTAGGTCCGTTTTATCTCCAAGAGCTCAAGTTAATTTAGTAGTTACAAAAGCAGCAAGTGGAACAATACCTACAACTCTTACTCTTAATAGAGGAACAAAATTAAAAACAGTGGTCGAAGGTGAAGAGTTTCAATATGTTGTTTTAGAAACACAGACTGCCAATTTAATAGGTACAACATATACATTTTCTAATGTGGTAATAGTAGAAGGTAATGTAAGAGAATTAAAATACAGAGTTGATAATGATATAGAAAATCAGAAATTTCAACTGACAGATTCAAATGCTGATTCATCATCACTTCGTGTCCGTGTACAAACAAACGAAAATGGCGGCGAATTTGAAATATATACAAAATTTGAATCACTAAAAAATGTAGATGCAAGTAGTAAGGTTTATTATTTACAAGAAAACGCAGGTGGTTATTATGAGGTATATTTTGGAGATGGCGTAACAGGTAAAAAACCAACAAATAATAATGTCGTAACAATTGATTATGTTACAACAGAGGGTACAGAATCAAATGGTGCTAATGTATTTAGTATGGTTGATAATGTTCAAGGGCTTTCTGGTATTGCGGTTACAACTGCAGTGGCTGCAGCAGGTGGAGCCGAGGCAGAAACACTTGAATCAATTAGATTTAATGCACCGTTAACGTTCACAACACAAAACAGAGCTGTGACCTCAGAGGATTACGCAGCGATTATTAAAAAGGAATTTAGTAATATAGATTCTATTTCAACATGGGGTGGAGAAGATAATGACCCACCTGATTTTGGAAGAGTTTATATTTCAATTAAACCATTATTATCCAATGCACTAACAACGGCAGAAAAATCAGATATTACTGGTGCAATATTAAAGGGTAAAAATGTGGTATCAATTACACCACAAATTGTTGACCCTAATTTTACTAACTTGGAATTGGACATAGCATTTAAATATAATCCAAACTTAACAGATAGAAGTTCTGTTGAATTATCATCAGTGGTAAGAGATACAGTATCAGATTATAACTTTAATAATTTAAATAAATTCGATGGTGTGTTTAGGCATTCACAATTAACAAGAGCAATCGATAGTGCTGACCCTGCTATATTGAATACAGTAATCAGACCTCGTATGTTCCAGAATATAACACCAACAACTGATGCATTAGGTTCCATTGAATTACAATCGCACTCACTTAGTTTTGTTGCACCATTTTTTCAATCAGGGCAATCAACTAAGTTTATTTTATCCTCATCAGCATTTGGATTAAATACTGACCCAACTGGAGAACACTTTTTTGGAGATGTTCCTATTGCTGGTTCCACAAACAGGACAGTAATTATATATAAAGTGGTTGATAGTCAGAATGTAACTGTCATAGCCGACGCAGGCTTAATGGAACCGGCCCTAGGTAAGGTTACACTAAACAACTTTAAAACAAATAACAATACAGCTATAAGAGTTACGGTATTACCTAACTCACTCGACCTTGCGCCAAAGCGTAATCAATTAATCTCAATCGATAATACATATGTAAATATTACCCCAGAGATTGATACAATTGCAGTTGCTGGTTCATCTGGTTCAATAACATATACAACAACATCTAGATTTAAATAATGAGCAGAAAATCAATATCGTCAGGAATAATAGAGCTTGATAGTTCAACTCTACACGAGACCAAGGAGAATATTCGCCTTGACCAATTATTACCACCTGATATATTAGAAGATAAAACTAAATTAGACCAGTTATTACAATCATATTACACGTTCATGAATATGGACGAATTTATATATCAGGAAACTGAAACATTTACTGATGTGGTTTTAGATGATATTGCGCGATTTAGAATATTAGACCCAACAAATAAAAATAGTGAATTTTTTACTGATGAAACAGGTGCTTCGTCAACACTAACACTCACATCGCCTAGTGGTAAATCACCGGCTGAGTTTACCTTTGATGGCTCATCTAGTTCAATTGTAAATACATCAAATAATTCTCTTGATTTAACAACATTTCAACAACAGGCTTTACCAGTAGGAACAAGAATACAATATGATGTAGGAGACGGTTCTGCAATTGCTGGTTTAAGTGATGATACTAATTACTTTGTTGTGTTTAGTTCAAACAATCAAGTTAAATTAAGTCTTACCTTAGGTGGTTCTGTAATTAATTTGTCATCTGTAGGAACTGGTAAGGTACATAAAATACGAGGTACATTGGCAACAATGACAATACCTTTAACAGCTGTTAATGTTGCAATTACAAATGGTAATGATTTACCTGGCACACTTGCAAAATCAACATCTGAAATAGGTAAAACATTTACTGTTAATGGTTTATCATCATTTAATAACTATTCAGCTTCTCTTACAACAATAGTTAAATATTGGGTAGGACCTGGACCATCGTGGGTAATGAATAACATTGAAACAGCGATGGACATTGATAAAAATGCCAGTAACTATTTAGAGTTAATGCAAAAAGAAATTGCTTCTGCAGTACCAAGAGATGTTACAGTAAATAAAAGAAACCTTTACAAAAGGATACTTGATTTTTATAGGGTAAGAGGTTCAGCAGATGCAGTTGAAATATTTTTTAGGTTATTATTTAATGATTCAGTAGAGGTTGAATTTCCTTATGATTCAGTATTAGTACCTTCATCAGGTGCTTGGGACCAACCAGCAACTGTTACAACTACATTAAATGGTGCTGTAAATAATTCTACAACACTTACTCTTATATCGGCAAATGATAATATTAGACTTTCATCAAAATTAACTGTAGGTACAACAATAGGATTAACAGATGATATTCGTGTTGCAAACATTAGTGGTTCAACAATAACACTTTCACAGGCCGTAACCTTGGCTGATACAACAACAGTTAACTTTGTACCAAGAGGAATCTATTTAGATAATAAAGGATTCCTATCCGACAGAATTAAAATACAAGATAGTAAAAAATTCCAAAAGTTCTCATATTTAATAAAAACAGGTAAAAATTTAGCTGATTGGGAAAATGTATTTGATAAATTAGTACATCCAGCTGGGTTTATTTATTTTGCAGAAATATTAATTTTCTTAGAATTGTCAAGAAAAATATTAGGCGATGATAGTTTTGATGTTGATACATTACGATGGGACGAATTAACAAAGATTATAAGAAAAGTATTGTCAGCAATGCCTATCAGACAACCAGGTATTGTAGGACCAGAAGATATACCAATACTAGTGGAAATATTTGCCTCTACATTCTTACCTGGAGTGTCAGCACATATACACAAATCCGGTACACTTTCACTTGGACTTAAAAGTGGTATTATAACAGCTACATCTATTACGGCTGGAGGAACCGGTTACACGGCAGTTCCTGCAGTAACCTCAACAGATGCTGGAACGCCATCAGGTCATACAACGGCCACATTAACAGCTGTTTTGACTAACGGTTCAGTATCTTCAATCACTATAGGTAATGGTGGTAAAGATTATAATGTTCCGGTACTTACAGTTGCAGCACCAACGGCTCAGACATTTAATGGTTCAAGTAGTTCAATCGTAAGTGTTTCAAATAATAACATAACATTGTCTGCATCTCAAAGAGCTTCATGGGTTGCAAATGACCGAGTTACATATACAACCACAGGCACATCAATAGGTGGTCTGGTTTCTGGTACAACTTATTTTGTAAAAACAATAACAGGTAATGCTATTTCTTTATCAGCTACTTCAGGTGGAACAGAGATTAATATATCAGGTGTAGGAGTAGGAACAACACATAAATTTACAGGTATCACTGCTACTGCTACAGCCACTAAAAGTGATGGTCAATTAGAGAGTGTGACAATTGTAGAACCTGGATTTGGTTATGCAAGTGCTCCGGCAATATCATTTAGTGGTGTTGAATCATCAAGTGGTAGTGGAGTAAATCCATCTGTCACAATAGGAATTACATCAGACGGTTCATTAGATAAAGATAATATCACTATTAATAGTGTAGGTGGTGGCTGGTCAAATTTATTTGCCACCCCGGCAGGTAATGCTAATGCAGGTAAAATTGCATCAGTAAAAATATTCGGTAAGGCAGATAAAAAATATTTTAGTGCTCCTGCAATATCATTTACGGAACCAACAGCCAAAGATGCTGATGGAGTTTTATTAAGTACAAATGTTCTTGCAACAGCAGCATTTAGTTTAGATGCTGAAGGAGAAATAACAAATACCATATTAACTGGAGCAAATGGTGGGATTACAAATGTGGGTAGTGGTTATACGGCTGACCCAATAGTTACATTAGGTAGTGCAGTTTCAAGTGAGGAAAGAGTTGCAGATGTGCCAGAAACAGTTATTATATCATTAAATCATAATGAAGTTGAACAATTAATAACACAAACCAAAATAAATCCAAAACAAACAAGTGGCTCAATAATGACCACAACAGGAACACCAGTCAAATTTTTAGCAGAACATACGGTTAAAGTACTAGACCCTAACTTTAGAACCATTATAAATAATGGATATAAACCAAGAAAAGGAATAAATAATTTCTTTACTAGTGCACGATTGTATAATACTAATCAAACAATTGAATTTTTAGGCAGTAATACATTACAAACTATTGCCTTTAATGATATAAATAAATATAACACACGAACATTCGTGGAAATAGAATAATAGGAAATAATTATGGCAGCAATAGTATCATCAAATTTTAGGGTTTTAAACGCTAATAACTTTAAAGAAGATGTAACAGACAACAGCGTCTATGTAGCAATAGGTAAATC